GATGGGGGAAACCGCAGTGGCGCTGCTGTTGTAGGTGCCAGCGGTCACGCCACTCGCTGCCAAAGTGAGTGCCATGGATGTCGTGCCCGATCCCGTGACGTCGCCCGAAACCGTGATGTTCTGGTTAGCGGTTATGTAGCCGGGGTTGGACCCGGCCGTTACCCGACCGGTGGTATCCACCGTCATGCTGGAATAAGTGCCCGCAGTGACACCTGTCGCAGTGATCGAGAGCGTGTTGCCGGTCTTGGTTAGACCTGTACCCGCTGTAAGTTGACCAAGCCCGTTGAATTGCTGGAATGTCAGCGCTGTGGTGCCTAGAGTGATAGTTCCATTGGTTGCCAGAACCCAGCCGGAATCGGCGTAGCTGGTACCTTCTTCAACAAAGACATAAAGGCCCGACGTTAATTCGCCGCCGGGTGTGTTGTCAGCATCCGCTGATCGAGCCCATGCGCCTGCCGCCACAACATACAGGCCGTTTTGCGCACCTGCGGTTTGGTCCTTGACCAGCACCCGATCTCCAGCAACCAACAGCACACCATCAATGGTCTGAATACCAGACAAGGTAATGTTTGCCGTCGTGGTGGCGCGAACCGAGGCTTTGAAATCAAGGCCAGTGATGGCGTTGTCCACATACTGCTTTGTTGCTGCATGCAAGGCGTTAGTGGGGTCAGCAGCCAGCGTCAATGCGCCGGTAAGCGTTCCACCAGTAAGCGCCAGTGCATCAGTGATGCCGTAGCCAGACAAGGTGGTGGGTTTGCTCGTCACGCTCGACCAGGCCGGTGTCAAAGTGACCGCTGCACCTGTGCCCGTGATTCGGCCCTTGGCATCTACCGTCAACGGTGTGATGGCGGTGGTGCCGTTGTTGTAAGTTCCAGCCGTTACACCACTGCTGGCCAAGGTCAGCGCAATCGCTGTCGTTCCTGTGCCCGTGGCATCACCAGAAACGGTGATGTTCTGGTTTGCAGTGAGGTATCCGGGATTGCTGCCACCAGTCACGCGCCCTTTGGCATCTACAGTGACGTTGGAATAACTGCCTGCTGTGACACCACTTGCAGCTAAAGCCAGCACCAAGCCACCTGACAAAGTTCCAGTTCCTGTGGCGTCTCCACTGATTGCGAAGCTGTCAGACTTCTTAGCAAAGACCCCCGAGCCTGCAGCCGCTGTGACAACGCTTCCGGACTCTCCGATGAACAGCGTCTTACTGACTTCGGACCAGGCCAGTTCACCCACTGCAAGTGTGGGCGGTGTGGCGGTGGTGGCTGACCGTTTGATTTGTATAAGGTTGGGCATGAGGTTCTCCGTTGAAATTTAGAAATAGCCCGCGTCCAGGGCCAAGACAGTGACATCAGGTAATGGGCCAGGCGGACCGACCGCACCCTGATCGCCCTTTGGACCTTGTGGCCCAGGAACTGTGAGCGTGACTTCGACTGAAGTGCTGTCCCATTGCGGCTCTAAGCTCAAGCTGACTTCGGTGGTGGATGTGATCGAGGTGGTCATAGGTCAGGCTCCAATTACTGACTCACATCGGGCACTACGGGCACGATGAATGTTTCTGTCGATCGCACCATCCCTCCGTCATGCACTTCGACATCGCAGTAAAGATTAGCTGGTGCCGGGAACGATGCGGACTGGGCAGGATCGACGAGCGAAAGATAGAAGCGCCCCGGATTCAAGGTCTGGTCAGGATCAATTGCCGCAGAGAGGTTGGCGACCAAAGCACCGACACTCGTGCGCAGTTGGGAACGAATGGTTTGGGCACTCAGCTGGCTCGCCACACCGTTGATGCGGTAAACACCAGACAAAGCGAAGGTATCGCCCCGCTTGAACGGGGGCGTTATTTGTGCAGTCATTTCAATATCCTTGAACGTAGGCGTCCACAGTCCCAGCGGTTGCAGCGCCACTGGCGTTGAAACACTGGATCAGCGGGCCAGAGGTTGATTTGTCGACCACGCGGGCCGTGGTGGCAGAACCACCGTCTGAATGCAATGTGAGGCTCACGATCACCACGTTTCGCCAGCCGGTGCCAATCGCCAATCGAGTACCTCCCGAGGCAATGACCACATCCGGGAGGCGAATCGTTTTATCGGGCACATCGATCTGCGCAACCACCGAGCCAATCAGGCCTTGTAAATTGCTCTGATCGATGTCGATGCGAAACTGATACGTTGTTCCGGCATCAGCCCATGCGCGTCCAGGAAACGGCACGTAGGCCACGTCCGTCGTCTTCTTCCAAGTGATCTTCCAGGCGTAGCCACTGATGGTGGCTGCGATCGTGAGACTGCCACTCTCGGTGAATGTGACGCTGCCCGTCCAAGAAATGGCTTGGTACTGTGGCACCAAAAAAACTGCAGCGGTGTTAGTCCACAACTGCGCCGTGTCGTTACTCCACATGCGCGATGAGTCGGGGGCTACCACCGGCGTCGTATTGAGCGTGTAGCTTGCAAACACGTTCTCCACCGGCGCATCACCTAAGTTGCAGGCAATGGCCGTGACGTTCAGGCTTTCATTACCTGTGGTGTCGACCGCTTTGATCAGAATCTGACCGGCCCCGTAAGGAATGGTGACCAGATCCCAGGGTGAGACTGACAGCAGACCGGTGTGTAGTTCCAGCGCATCCGACCAGGAACGACTGCCCCCCGGCTGCCAACGCACGCGGTAACCAGCAAGATCGATGTCTGTGACTGGTCCCCAAGTCAGGCGCTCGCCGTCTAGGCGCAGCCAAGGGACATCGGAAGGTGGTGCAGTTTTACCCACCACTTGAACCGTCCCCTGGCTCCAGGCCCCGCGCACGCCGATCGAATTGATCGCCCGAATGCGAACGTTGTAGCTGGCTCCATCTTGAACTGGCGAGACCCAGGCCACGCCCAATTCGGCAGCCACGATGTCCACCGGCGACCATCCAAGATCGGTGGTCGCTTTGGATTGAATCTCTACCTGACCCTTTTGGGCGTAGACCTCTGTGGGTGCGGTCCATCCGACCCGGATGCGGGAAATGACAGAGCCATCAGCCAGTCGAAGTAATTCAGATGTACCGGAGGCCAGAGTGAGACCCGACACCGCAGGCACGCTGAACGGGTCTGGCAAATTGGACTGGGCTATGACGGCGGCAGGCGACAGGACCGCTTGCGTGTAAACACTGGCGCTGTATTCACGGGCTACGACATAGACCTCATCGTTGTCCTTGATCTCGATTTGCATGATCCGAAACAATTTGGCCGACCAACCCGGCGTTGAATGCGTAATTGGCACCACGTCCCCAACCTCGCAGCGCAAGCCCTCCTGAAAAGCGGAGAACTTCACGATCAAACCGTAGCGGCTCTGGTTAAGGGTCAACTGACCGATGTTTTGCGCCCGGTAGCTGTTGGCTGTGAAAGGCAAATCAATCTTGGCTTCCAGAATCAGACCGTTGTCAGTAGCACGCAAAGCTGTGGACTCCACCATTGCCAAATCGGGCTGCCACTTCTTGGCCGGGTTATAGAACCCTGCGGTGACCCGGTTGTACTTGGCGCGTTTACCGGCCTGGCTGATGACCCAAGAGCCGGTGATGTTGCTCTCAGTGAACCCGAAGCTTGAGGCTGTGGTGGCCACATCAAGCACCAAACGGTACTTGCCTCCGCTAAACACCAACATGCCCCGGCACGCGGTGAGCAACGCGCGCACGTTGTCATACGCGGTCTGGTTTGTGTCGATCGTTCCGTCGCAGGCGTAAGCCGCATAGTTCACCTGGGTCAGCGTGTGTTGGCCCGAACCTGCGGAAGTCAGATCGATGGCCACACCGGCAAAGGCATTGGCCAGTGTGGTGGCCAGTTGGTAGCTGGTGTCAGTTACCTTGATAGCGTAATAAGTTGTCCCTGCGACCAACGGACTGGGCAAGGTGGCGGTGCTGCTCACTTTGACACCGTCACCGGTGTCGATCGGAATCGGTTGGGAGAAAGTCAGCGCTTCGGTCGTGGTGCTGACCGTGAAAATGTCAGAAAAACTGGGGGCCGTAATCCGCACATCGCAGGCGTTCGCAGCTGCTGCAATGCTCGTGTCATCGATCGCGCTGCTGGCTATGCCTCGCCCGTAAATCGTGTTACTCAGGTAGTCCCGAAGGACGAGTGCTGGGTTGTTGGAATAGCGGGTCTGACCGTTTCGTGGGTCGAACAAGGTTCTGCCGCGCACATCGGCAGTGATCGTGGGCAGGCCAGAGAAAGCGTTGCGGTCGTACTTGAGCTTGACGTACAAGTAGGCGCAGTTGGAAAGTTTGCAGGCACTGGTCCATTTGGGTACATCAGCGGTCAGCGCTGCATCGGCTGCTTCACCCGGCGTACCCAGGTGCTTGGTAACAGTGACCAGGCCATTGAATTTGGCGTCACTTGAAAGCACATCGTCCAAGTACACGTTATCGATCGCGGTCACGGGGCCTTCTGACAGCACCAGCACCAGATGCAGGTATTCGTTGCTGCTTCCGGAGACCTCAATAAACACCCGTGTGCCACCCACCCGTCGGCGACCGTAGATCACAGGGATGGGGTCGACATTGCTCTGGGAGTTAATCAGGATGCCCTGCGCCTGGGCCGAAGACAGCGCTGACTGAGCGCTCGAGGGCGAGTTCGAACCGATCAGTGACTGCACCGCAAGATTGGCAACACCCCCGGCGACCAAACCGGTCGCACCGCCGATAAAGCTGGCTGTGGCAAGCGATGCGCCAAGAACGTCAGCCGCTGCAGCCGTGATGCCCGACTCAATGACCATGCCAAGTACGGCATCAGCCACCACCGCACCCACAGCCTCCGACACCACCGACCCAACGATGGCTCCAATGACGATCCCTGCCATTACCCGACTTCCCTGTCCCGAACTACCTTAGCGTACAGGCGCTCAACGTCCTGGTAGCCCAGGTGTCCGAGCAGGCGACCGAAGTCTTTGGTCTGTTTGACGTGGTAATAAATCTTTTGCACGCCCTGGGCTTTAAGGCCCATCTCGGCAAAGCGCAGCAGTTTCAGAACGATACGCCCGGCACGTACCTCGGGTACGGCATACACAGCGCTGTTGGCAGCGACCAGTGCGTCCTGGTAATGGATATGGGTCTGCACGATGAATGCTGCGTAGCCTACGATCACACCATCGCGCTTGGCGATGAAGGTGGCGAGTTTCCCGGCAGCGTCGAGTTCAACGTAGCGAGCCCAGTCGATGTTCAGGCGTTCGAGATCCTTCTGGCCGACTTCCTCGTACTCACGCTCGGCCAGGGCTTGGAGTTCTTGGGTTGCCGTGCCAATCGGGATACGCGCATAGGTGTAGAAAGATCGTCCGCTCTTCACAGTGATCCCCACTTGATTTCCCGATTGATGTTGGTGACGAACTGAAACCCACGGTCGCCCGGAAACCAGATCTGCTCTTCCGGGTCATTGGTGTGCCTGCCCGGCGTGCGTTGGAAATCCACCCACTGCGAGCTGGCAGTCACTGCGATCGTGCAGGTGCCGTTGTTCGGGTCGTCGGAGATTTCCATGCTGTCAATCCGACCATCGAACACCAGCAAGGGGTTGCTGATGATGGCCAGGCGGTAGTCCAGAAATCCCTTGTAGATGGCAATTCGCCGGTCGATGTAGGGTTTAGACAGCGCAATTGAGATCCAGGTCTGATCCACTGCCGAGACTTGTACCGTGACATTGGGAATGCTCATGTCACTGGTCTCTGATAGACCGGAGAACCCCAGAAAGTGGCCGTTGGCCGTATAGGTGTTAGTACTCCACAGCACGTTGATCCAGGCGTCCGTCATGCGGATGGTGCCGTCATCGAACCATGCCTCAACCAAATAGACGGGCTGATTGCTGGATTTAAGGATCTCGGTAATGAACTCTGAACTTGCGCCGCGATCCATTAAAAGGCCTCCACCAACTGCAAGCTGAAGTTGTAAATTGACCCCGGAGCCACGGCTGATTCCATCGCATCTGTGCCCAAAGCCAACGTAAACGGCACGTTGCGCACGGTGATCACTGCACCGTCGGCGGGCACTGCCAACAAGGCAGGCTCAATTGCCACGGTAGCAAGGCCAAAGGCATCTGCGTTCACATCAGCGGTGACCATGTAGACCTTGGTCTGGCCAGCAATTCCAATGAAGTCACCTGCTTTCAGCGCGCCAGAAAGACCTGCGGTCCAGCCGCGCGTGGACAGACTTCTGCCTTGCTGATTAGCCCCGTTGATCTGCGGTGTTCCAGTGGCTACCCCTTGCGGCAGCTTGTGCGCAGGCAGTACGGCGGTGAAGGTGTCCCACTGGCCGCGTTGGGCAACAACAAAGGCTTGGATTGGCGCGAATTGCGCTCGGGTCAAACCTACCCAGTCCGCAGTGATCACCCAGCGCTGAGCGCCATTGGTGCGCACACTGCGGCGCAGGTTGTGCGAAATCGAAACACGTGTGGGCTGGTAGGACTGAATCTTGATGGCGCTGGGCGCGGGGGTTAAAGGAAATGTGCCGCTCATGACTTATCCCGTGATCCCATAGCGTCCGCGCATGTTGAGCGCCTGATTCACGATACCCACCACCACTGCCTTGTTTTGCACCATGGCGGACTGGAAACTACGTGCGTCCATTGCCCGCACGGAAAAGTTGATATTGATTGGCGCTTGGGCTGAACTGCTGTCACCGCCGTCTGGCGAAGCTGTTGTGACAGGCGTCTTCCCGTTGGGAACGATCGTTCCTGCGCCATTGGGCACAAACCACTCTGGGCCTTGCTCGCCCACGATGTAGGGCTGACCACCTGCGACCGGACCGCCATCGGCCTTGAACAGACCCGACAAAAAGTTACCGGCACTGCTGAACATGCCTGAGAGCGACATTCCGCTGGTCGCTTGTGCCAGCGGTTTCATGATGCTGTTTTGAATCTGGATGCGAATCAGATCCGCAATGATGGAGTTGGCCAGGCTCTTGAAGTCGAGCTTGCCGGTCTGCACAAAGCTCACCAGCGCGTCCTCCATTCCCTTGAACGCATTCGTGAATAGCCGCTCGGACTGGGCTGCTGCGTTGGTGACCGTGTCGATGTAGTTGTTGAGGGCTTTGTTGACGCCCGTCTCCCAAGAGCGCTCAGCGTCCCATCTGGCTTCTATCGCTTTGATCATGACTGCGGTTGATTTGACGGCCTCATCGCGCAATCGTTGCTGCGTATCTGCCGTCAGTTTGGTGCCGCTTTGCTCGGCATCCCAGATCTGCTGCTCGACCGCGAGGAAGTTCTTACGTTTGACGTTAGCGATCTCCTGCGCCTGGGCGTTCATGCCAATCAGGTCGGTCTGGAAGATGTATTGTTCGTTGGCCTGCTCGAGGCTGTGCGTGAATGCATTGATGCGCTTGGTCTCATCGAACTTCTGCTGGGCATCGAATCGATCATTCACCGCCTGCACCAAAGTGGCCGTGGACTTGGTCGCCTCGGTGCGCAATCTCTGCTGCGCCTCTGCAGACAACTTGGAGCCGTTCTTTTCTGCATCCCAGATTTGCTGTTCAACAGCCAGGAAGTTCTTGCGTCCTTCGGTGGCTAAGGCTTGATCGCGCGCATTCAGGCCAATCAACGTGTTTTGAAACTCGTATTGCTGGTTGGCCACATCCAGGCTGTGGGCGAATGCATCAATGCGTTTGCTCTCATCAATCGACTGGATGCTTGAAACGGTGGCCGTTACCTTGGCCATATCGCCTAGGCGGCCTTCCTTGACTGCAAGCAGGCGACCTTTTTCGATCATGGCCTCGTACTTGCCCAGTTTGTCTTTGATGGCCTCGACATTGAGCGAGTCCAGGTACGAATCAAACGGGCTGGTTTTGTCAGGCCGCTGGTCTGGAATGGCAAAGGAGCGCTTGGGTGACTCGACGGGCTTTTTCATACCTGCATCACGCTGTGCAAACTGCTCGTCGAGTTTGGTCAAGAACAACGGTGCGGTCCAAATCTTGACCATGTCATCGTTGAAGGACTCGGCGTGGCTTTTGAGGTCCGAGGTGAGCGTAGCGAAGCGACGTTTGACCGGATCTAGTGACTTTTCACTGATCATCTCTGCACCAATGCCATCCATGAAGGCAAGCACCGACACAATGTCCGCGCCGGTGGCTGCGATGGCGTTACCGGCAATGCGAACAATCCGAACGCAAGCGTCAAAGATGTCGATGAAGGCGGCAACCGCACGCAAGCCTTCCCGTGCCCAGGTCTCGATCACATTGTCTTGCTTGAGTTGCTTGGCCGTGTCGTTGAGGCGCTCGGTCATGCTGCCTGATGCCAGCAAAGCATCGGTGAAGTCACGCATCACCGGCAGTAAGGCCGAGGCAATGGTGTTGTAAAGCGACTTTTTCCTGCCCTCCAGGCGCACGAGGTTCTTCTCGTACAGGTCTGCTTCTGCGGCCATCTCCGATGTGACCTTGGCGTTTAGTTCGCCAATTTCAGCCAAGTCCTGCATGAATGGCAGCAGTTCAGCGCCTCGCTTGCCCAGCAGCATCTGGGCTGTTGCCACAGCCTGTGTACTGCTATCCATGGAATCGAGCTTCTTGGCCAGATCCAGCATGACTTCGCCGGAGTCGCGCAACTTCCCCGATGAGTCGGTGACCTCAACGCCGAGCGATTTGAACAAGTCGGACTGTTTTTGGCTGCCGCCCGCCGCTTCGAACATGGCTTTGGAGAGCTTTTGAAGCCCGCCGCCGACTTCCTCCAGGCTAGTGCCCGAGAGTTTGGCCGCCGACTTCAAGCCTGAGAGAGCCTCCACCGTTGCTCCGGTCTTCTTTGCCATCTGGTCGAGTTCACCCGCTGAGGCAATCGCCCCCTTAATGCCATCAGCAAAAGCGTCAAAGGTGTATGCCGCCGCCATAGCCATCACTGCGCCCTTGACCGCCTTCATGGCGGTTTCCGACACATTGCCGATGGTGTCCATGGCTTTTTTTGCCATGAACTCGGCCTTGTTCAGGTCGGATTCAAAGCGAGCGACATTGGCCTCGAGGCTGACCACGAGACTGGCGAGGGTTGCCATGGGGGATTTATTCCTTTTTACCCAAAAGGGCTGAGATCAAACGGCTGTGTGCCTCCGCATCGGGCGGAGCATCGGCACCTTTGGTCGCGGCAGGCTCTGCAGTTCGCAGTCCCGGCATGAAGTCATCGGCCTGGTACGGGTCCTGACCTTCGCGGCGATGGACGTTGGCCAGCGTGGCGCAGACCTGGCCAAAGCCAAAGTCAGCGCGCATGTCTGGCAGGCCTTCCAGAGAGGCAAACGCCATCCACTCCGCAACCTGCTGCGAACTTAGACTCCCGAGGAGATGGTCAGGGTGTTGGAATCCAAGGGCAAGGCACAGTCGGAAGTAGAAACGGCGCTCGGGACGCCGCTGGAGTTTTTTGTGAGTTCATCCACATCTGCGCCCGACAAGCCATTGAGCTTTTGCGCAATGGCAAACACCCGGTCCAATGCAGCGCCAGATTTGGCACCGAGCAGATCCACCTCTTCGTCGGTAAACAAGCGCTGGCCACCCTCATCAATTACTGTGAGGCCCACCAGACGCGCGCGCATATTGGTCAGATCAACCTTGCGGTCCTTGCCCTCGCCACGGACCATGCTGGCCTCAAAGGCATCACGCTCGCGACCCGTGAAACTGCGAACGCGCACGGCCCCACCCCATTCGGGGACTTCGACGTCCTCTGTTTGAAGGTCGTTGGCGCAAAGGATGGCGGTTTTAGAAAGTAGAGTCATAAGAGTCCTTCGAAAAATTAGGCCCAGGTGATGGAGCCGGATATACGCAGTTCAGCCGAACGTCGGATTGCCTGATCTACAGCACCCTGGCTGTTGAATTTCTTCACGTAGGCCGTGAAAGTTGCTGTGTTACCGTTGGGCAGTAGCAACTTGAAGCTCTTGGCCACACCGGTCACCAGCGCGGTCATCAGGGCCAACTGGCCTGCATCGCTGTTGTCCTGGTCGACCTCAATGGCAAACGCACCGGGATCAAAGAGGCCAAGAATGAATTCCTTCGCCGTCGAGTCAAAGTTGGTACGCTCAATCTCGGAGGCTGAGCCGTCAAAGCCGCTGTAGCTCTTGACGTTGGAAATCTTGGTCCACTGCACAGGGGTGGCCGTGCCGCCGCTGGTGTAGGTCGTATAACCAGTCGCGTCCAGTCCAGCAAGGGTCACGATCTTGGTCGTAGGTTCGATGTACTGCACAACGAAGCTGTTGCCGTTGAGCTGCGTGGTGCCAACGACGCCTGAGATGGTGATCACATCGCCCTTGTTCAATGCGGTGACCGCTGAGAGCGTGACCCGGCAAGGGTTCGTGAGTGAGACGGCGGTGATGGTGAGCGCCGACCCGGTGGTCGTGCCAATACTGACGGTGGAGCCTTGGGCTGAGATGGCGGTGCTTGGCATGGGGTTCTCCTAAAAGTTAGTGCCAGATCGAAAAATCCAAAATCACCCGGTGCAGCAATGCCTCGGGCTCGAATTGGTCTTGCTCGAGAAGCAAGAGGTGGGTGATGGAACTGCTTTTGAGGGCGGCTTTGACCGTCTCGGCCAAAGCAACGGCAGCGGCGTAGGTGGTGTCAAAGCAGTCCACCTGCAGGCGGGTGTTTTCAATGGGTGCGCCGTTTGCCAGGGTGTTTTCTGGTGCGCTGGATACGCGGGCATAGACCACGTAGGGCTTTGACACGTTGTTGGGCGCAACGTTCGGAAACACCCTTCCCCCGGCCACACCTGAGAGGGCCGAAAAAAGTTCTTGCTGAATCATTTTTTGAGTTCGCGTGCGGCTTGCTCAATGCGCTCAGCAAGCCGTGTCTTGATGGCCGTTAGCGCATCGTTTTTCTTCATGTCAAAAGCAGGCCGCAGAAACGGGCGCGCGGACATCTTTACGGTCCCAAACTCCACAAAGCGCCAGTACCAAGCGTCTTGCGAAAGGTTTCCCTTCTTGCCTTGCTTGCGGTACTTCTTGCCATGCCGAACGGTCACAAAGAAGGTCTGCTTGTTCTTGTTCGATAACTCAGGGATCTGTTTCAAAATCACCGAACGCTTCAAAGTACCTGGCGGAGGCTGGTTGGGTCCCAGATCGCCCGTGGCAACGGGTGCCTGCAACTTGGCTTCATCCCGAAGGACTTTGGCCCCGGCATAGACCGCTGCGCGCAGTCCGTTCTTGGCAACACGGTCAGGCAACTCTTTCAATGCCTTGGCCAGTGCATCAAGGCCTTCTATCTGAACGCTTTCGTACTTAGCCATCGTCTAGACCCTCAGAGGCCAGCAGCGTGACCAGCACGTTTCGCTCTTCATCGTTGAGAGCTGCGTGGATGTTGAAAATCCGCGATCGGTACATCGCCCGGTAGCCAGCAACCTGACGCGTATCAGCAAAGATGGCTTGGTAGCGCACAACGATTTGATGTGAGACCTCGCTTGCCATACGTTGCGCGCTTTCCAGTTCGCGGCCAGTCAAGGGTTGAATCTCAGCCCAGAACGAACCAAGGTCAGTCCATGTGCGAACTGGTCCGCCGTAGCTGTCTTGCACCGTGCTTTGCCGCTGCAAGGTAATGCGTCGATTCAACTGACCTGAACGAACCGGATTCATGCCATCACAACCTTGTACGGATCGAGCAGGCCGTCAATGAAGGGTAATGATTCGATGCGTCCTCGAGAGAGCGCAGCCACCTCTTCGCGATGCGCATACAAGCTGCCCACGCGCAGCTTGATCCAACTCTTGATACCTTCTGGAACTTGCGCAGCAGTACCGTACCCGGCGTCAAAAGTAACCGACACCGCTCCGATCTGAGGCAAGCAAATCGGCCATATCTGCCCGAACACCGGCGTGATTCGCGCGGGTTCACAGGCGGCATCGACCGTGTAGGTCAAAGCAGGCATCGTCTGATTCACAGAGCCCATGTCCAGGTAATTGATCGACACAACCGACTGCACCGGTGCTTTGGCCAACAGAATTGCATGGCCTGGCAAGGTGAAAGCCTGCCCCGCTGGCACACCCATCAGCGACGGTCCGGGGAAGCAGTCGAGCACTTGCCTCCAGCGGGCAGTGGTTAACTGCCTGCCAGTCAAGGTCTCGGCTGCCTGCCGGGCCGCAGTGATGAGTGAGGCGATCAGCATGTCGTCCTCGTCAAAGTCCACCCGCAGATGCAGCTTTGCCTCCAGAAGCGACACCGGCTCCTCTGTGGGTGGCGTGACGAGTTGGATGGGCATTTAGATGACCTGCACCACAGCCGCTTGGTTGGAAGCATCCGCAGGCGCAAAGCGTGGATTGAGGCCGAGCACCTGGGCCGAGGTCTGGCTTGCTGCCACGCCCACCGTGACTGACAGGCGAACAAAGCCAAAGCCGTTCACCGTATCGAGCTCCTCGGGCTTGACGTTGATCAAGGCCTGCTTGTTGTCACCAGTGGCTTTGACGATCTGGGTGATCGCCTTACCCGTGATGTCCTTGGCGCTGGTGCCGGTTGAATCAACCGCCTGCTGCAACTTTGCATCCACAGTGGCGCTGGTGCCCAGTACTCCGGTCTGCACCAGGGAGAGAAACCCGTGGTGGTTGGCCACAGAAATCCAGCCCGTGGTGACTGTTCCCGCCGCTTGCGCGGCAGGATCGATGGTGGCGAGAACGGACAGCAGTTCGCTGCCTTTTGCGTTGGGAAACATAGTTTTCTCCTAAGGTTGGGGTCGGCTTAGCGCGCGCCCAGTTGGATAAAGGGCGACATCGTTGCGCTGCCTTTGGCAGGCGTGATGGGGCTGTTGAGCTTGGACTGGCCGTCCATGCGGAAGGTCGTGCGAAACGCTGTCAAGTCCGCATCGAAGTACAGGTGCATCGATGTGGCGGTCTGCATGCCACCCGCCTTGGTGATGGTCTGGTAGTACTTGAGGTCCACCAGCAAGATGTCGCCTTGGGCCGAGAAAGTGTTGGCGTGTTGAGACACAAACACAGGGCGACCCAGCAAGGTGCCGTAGGGCGAGACCTGCAAGCCCCCGACGGGCAGACCCGTGGGGATGTAGATCGGATAGTTGCCCAGAGTCAGCGTGAAGAGTGCGGGCAGCACATCGTTGTTCACGATCCAGACGGCATTGGCAAAGCTGCCCGAGGGCAAGCGCGCAATCATCTTGGCCAGGTTCTGAGGCACCAGCGTTTGCGTTGCTTGACCTGACTCCTTGGTCACGGTGACCGTCGCACCAGAGCTGAGCGCTCCCACAGGCACACCGTTGCCAGCACCAAAGAGGATGGACTCGTTGGTTTTCCAACGAATGGACAAAGCGACCTTCTCAGGCAGGTAGGTGGTCAGCGCATTCGCGTCGTCCAGCAGTTCGTCAGTGGTGGGTACCAGCGCCATCAGCTTTTTCAGGCGCAACGTGGCCAGGCCCAGCACCGGCTTGGATGCCACAGCCGAGGCCGCTTCACCCTGCCAATAGGCGCGGATACCGTTGGTGCCCCAAGGCGTAGTTTCGTCCTTGGGGAATGCCATGCTGTTGCCGCTAATCTCGACGTTATCGGTCATGGGCAGCAAAGAGTCCTCGCCCAAAGAGAGTTTGAAGATTTGCTGAGAGAACTGAGGCGGCACCAAAAAGCCGCCGTCTTGGCCCGAAGCCTCGTTGGCAAAGCTGCCGGGCGCTGCTGCACCACGGCCACCACCAATGAGCAAACGTTCATCGAGCGATTTGCCGGGCTTTTCTGCCTGGTACACCGCCTGCATGAACTCGCCCGCAGTGCGAAAGCCGTGCAAAGGATCGGCCTCGCGGTTGTCAGTGACAGTGATAAAAGCGCCAGCGCTTGAAGGGGCTTGTGCCATTTGCGCTTCTTCCGCGATCAGGCTTGCCTCACGGTCGATGGCGTTACTGGCAGCCTCAATACGGGTCTTGAGCGCATCGAAGGCCGTAGCCTCTTCATCATTCAGATCGCGGTTATCGGATGCGGCGCGGTCAGTGAGCGCGCGCGCTTCTTTGACCAGGGTAGATTTGCGAGCCTGCAGCTCGCGCAATTGCTTACTCATTTGGGGTTCTCCAAAATCAATGGACGTAAAAAAACCACCGGGTCTCAATTGACGAGGTGGTTGCTTGGGGTGCGGCCAACGGGCCGCTTCACTTTGCTGGCAGCCCTCTACGGAGTGCTGCCCGAAAAAAAGTCACATCAAGGCCAGCGAATTCCTCGCCTGGTTGAGCCGTGATGCATTGGGTTTGATTTGCGTTCGCGCATCGCGGCGCATCTTTTTGACGACATCGTCAAAGGTGGCTATGCCGTCGACCATGCTGCTAGCAAGTGCCGCGTCGGCTCCTAGAACTCGGCCCTGACCCATGCCATCTCGCACCTGAGAGATGGGTACACCTCTGCCCTTGGCCACAGCTTTGGTGAACGCGGCGTAATAGTCATCAACGCGGGACTGCATAAAGCCCTGGGCTTCTTCGTCCAAAGGTGCATATGGATTGCCCTCAACCTTGAACTTTCCCGCAGAGATGAGCGTAGTTTTGACACCGGCCTCGTCCATGGCCTTGCTGTAGTCCTGGTGCGCTTGCCACACCCCGATGGACCCCACTTCGCCGCCGGGTGTGACATAAAACTCAGATGCTGAGCAACCAATCCAGTAGGCTGCCGAAGCGGCAAGGCTGTTGGCGATGGCCACGACAGGCTTTTTGGCGCGGGCGCTGACAATTTCATCGGCCAGTTCCGCGACACCGTAAACACTGCCGCCGGGGCTGTCGATGTCGATCAGGATTTGAGAGACCGTCTCATCTTGGATAGCAGCGCGCAACATGTTTGAAAACTGCTGAGTGCTGGCAGTACCAGGACCGGATACATCGTCCACCATGTTGCCGCGCTGCGTCACGATGCCGTAAAGCGGAAGCACCGCAATGCCGCCACCAGAGTTGGACACGCTGGATTGGCGACGTGCATCTCTTGCGTTTCTGTCGGCTGCAATATTGCGCATCACCTCTTCGCTTGCGCGGGCATCCCCCGACCAGCGTGCGATGACAGCAGTGACTGCGTTCAGCCGTTCGGGCATCAATGCCCAGGGAGTTGCCAAATATTCGGCAACCAGTAATTGATGGTTCATGGTGTCATCCCCAGTGATTTAAGTGATTGGCACAGATGCGGTTCATCCATGGATACGCAGGCCTGCGCCCAGACACTCACCCGGTCCACTGGCACAGCCAGGGATTGCGCAATCAGTGCCAGATCTTTCTCGTCGACCCGACCGGCCCGAGCGATGCGCCTGGCCCAGCGTTCGGCACTTGAATCGATCAGGGCACGCAAGCGGGCAGCGGCTTCATCGGAGGGCTCAGTTGCTTCTTGCTCCGGGTCCTCCGCTTGTTCGGTATCAAGCGCCACATCCTCTGCTGTGCTTTCCTCGACCATATTGAGCGGGCGAAGTGGTTCGTCCAAGCCATCAAGCGGGTTGAGGTTCTCTGCAATGCGTGCTTCATTGCGTGTGAGCCAGCCGTTCTGAATACCGCTTTGGTAGAACGACGCACGGCTGGCGGCATCGCCGCGCATCAGGTTGGCGAAATCAAATTCGACCTCGATGTCGTCACCTTCGAGAAGCAACTCGGACTCGATGCTTGCTTCCCAGCGCTCAGCCCAGGGCGTCATGGTATGCATGACGAACTCAAGGCTTTGTTGCTCAATGTTGGAAAACGTCGCCCGGTCCAAATCGCCGATCATGTGAGGTGGCACTCGAAACAGCCTGGCAACATCAGTAATCTGAAACTTGCGCAGTTCCAGGAACTGGGCATCCTTGTTCGTAACACCCACTTCGTGAAACTTCATCCCGTTTTCAAGCACAAGGACCTTGCCCCGGTTGGCACCGGACTGTGCCTGCTGGTAGGACTCACGAAACACCTTCTTGGCTTCCGAGTCCTTGAAGGATCCCGGAAATTCAATCCAACCGCCGGTAGGCTTCGCATCGTTGGCAAAGAATCGCGCGCCGTAGTCCTGGGCGGCTAGTGCCATTCCGAGGTTTTCTCGGGCAAGCTCGATCGGACTCATGCCCAGCAAGCCATCGGAGGACAGGCCGCGCAAATGCCAAACCTCTCCGCGCGGCAAGATTGACTCATTGCCAAACCGGTCTGTAAACCGGTAACGGTATTCGCCAGAGGGCAGCAACTCCAACCGGATGCGGTCTGGATGAAGAGGCATCAACTCAACCACCTCGCCTTTGGCGTTGGTGATGATCTGGTTGTAGGCGTTGCCGCGCAGTGCGAGATGGCCTTGCAGCATCTCACGCCATTCAAACGGGTTTTGAAAACGGTTAGGCCGTTTGGCAAGTAAACGGAACAACCAGTGGTCGGTGACCTTGTCTTTGCCACCGTCGGCACGGCGTTGGTAGATGACCAGCGGAAGCGAAGCCATGGACTCCGACAAGACGCGTACGCAGGCATAGACCGCTGCAAGGCGAAGCGCGCTGTCGGGTGAGACGTGCATGCCGCTCCCAGTACGAGCGGAGACAGGCTCAAAAAAGAAGTCTCCCCATGGCGAGCGATCTCCACCGGAGGCGCTTGGGCCACGGAACCGATCAATGAAGCTTAATAATCCCATCAGTTCAGAGCAACACCAATTCGTAGTCGGATCCCAGCACCACCGAGTCCCCCGGTTTGATCGCGCGCGACAGCGCCATGATCAGTGCAACGATGCCGTCGATCTTGTTTTCTGCTCGCTCCTTGCGTGGGTAAATGTTGTCTTTAGCGTCCAAGTGAGCCACCACATTGCTGACCATCCAGCCCAGCACCGGGTCCCCGTCGTGAACCAATTTCTTTTGAAGCACCAAGGCCTCGAGCGTCTTCATCGGCTCTGAGAAATTCAGCACCGTGGGACGCACTTCAATCATGGGCAGCCCCTCACTCATCATTCGAGTCGAGAGTTGCGTTGCCTGAAACGGATCAAAAGCGACTGCCTGCACCGCAAAGCGAGAGGACAGATCATTCAGATCAGCTTCGATCCAACTGAAATCAATCACATTGCCTGGCGTCACGATCAATCGTCCGGTGTGCATCCACCCCGAGTACTGACTGTTGCCGTTGGCATTGACCGTGTCTTCTGGCAGGTAGTACTTACCAAAGACCGCAAACGCGTCGGCAACCTCAGGATGGGCAAATACGATCACCAAGGCGGCAATGTCTGTCTTGCTGGCTAGGTCCAGCCCCACCCAGCAGGGCTGACCCACAAAGGACTCGATGTCCAGGTCCAGGTCAGCGCAGGCGTCCCAGGAACGCATGTCCATCCATGCTGTGTCGGCGTTGACCCACTCGTTCAAGTGTTTGGTCTTGAAGTTGTTCATCGCGCTGGGCAACTGCATAGCCTTGGCCTGCAGTGGTCCCAGAATTTCTGGGCGCACAGAGATACCCCAGTTGGGGTTGGCCTTCATCAGCGAATCTTCGCTGGTCCAGTCGTCCCCGTCATCAAGACCGTAGACGATGCCGAACTGACTGTCGTCTTCGAACACGCCGTCGAGAAGCCTGGTCACAAAGGTTCGCACCTCGTAGCAAATGCCAGAGCGGTTGCTGCCTGCGGTGGTGATCACCCAAAGAAGTGAGTTGTCACGCTTGCCGGTTCCTGTCTCCACCACGTCGTAGACGGTGCGGGTTTTGTGGGCATGCAGTTCATCAATGCAGCCGAAGTGAATGTTCAAGCCATCTAGCGTCGACCCTTCAGCCGAGAGTGCTTCAAACTTGGAGCCGGTCTGCAGCACGTTCATGTTGTGCGCGCCGACGTTGACAGAAAACCGGGTGCGAAAACCTTGAGACCTGCGCGCCATGGTCTGCGCATCACCAAATACGATTCGAGCCTGGTCACGGGTGGTGGCCAGGGAATAGACCTCAGCCCCGCCTTCGCCGTCAGCGGCCAGCATGTACAGCGCAAGCGCAGAAGACAAGGTCGACTTGGCGTTGCCGCGTGGCACTTCAATGTACGAGCGCCGAAAGCGGCGGTTGCCGTCGGGCTTGACCCAGCCAAAGACAGTGGTCAGAATGAACACTTGCCAAGGTTCCAACTTGATCGTCTCGCCTGCCAGCGGCCCTTTGACATGGGGCAGCCGCTCAATGAACGCGCACAGGTTATCGGCGGGTCGGAACTCCCGTCCGTCCTTGTCGGTGAGCTTCGGGTTGAACTGGTAAGGACTTGCTTTGCCTTTGAACTTTGCCAGATCGTTCAACTGTCGTTGGCATGCCCGCTGGACCCATTTGCAAGTCAGGATGTCACCGGCAACGACTGCCTGCGCATACTTGCGGGCAACATCAACGTAATTCTCGGTCGCCAAAGTTCAGTCTCAGCCTGCAATATCCGCCCAAGGATCGAGATCAATCTCGGTCTCTGTGGGTTGTGTGATCCGCGAACGTGAAGCAGGCGTAAATCCCATCTCCACCGCTGCCTTGGTCATGATCTGGGCCTGCTTGTTCGCAATGGCCAGGTACGGCGACTGCATTGGCACTCCGGTGTTCGGCGCTTTGATCAATAGGCCAGTTTTGGTAATGCCGATCTGAGCCTTGCGGTACAAATCCGCAGCGCAGGACCAGACTTCCAGCACCGACATATCGAGTTTGCGCAGCAAATGTTCAGGCGCGCTCTCAATGGCATAACGCCAGGCCTGCTTGGCACCATCTGACATGTACTCGGGCGGTGCAACCAGATCCCCTTGAGGCTGTGGCTCATGCGGGTTGGTCCTGCACTTTTGCAGGGTTCCCCTGAGCTTTTTGATCTCCGTGGGGAGCGGCTTTCTTCCGGCCATTAATCTTCCGTTCTGGGGGACCCCCCCTTGGTTTCAATTTGCACGCGCAAAAATCTCGGCAGGCGCACGCATCTTTGGCCGCCGTCTGTAGAGATTCAGACCCCCTAGGGGGCGTCAGCTGCGCCGTGCGGTCTCTCGCGCCGTCTTTCGGTTGTGACATGAGACGCAAAGGCCTTGCAGGTTCACCCAATCAAAGCGCTCACCGTCGTCCTTGAGCGGCCTGATGTGGTCAGCAACCTTGGCAGCCACCACCAGTCCAGTCGCCTTGCAAGCCACACACAACGGGTGTTCTCGCAGGAATGCGGCACGCACCTCACGCCAGCGCACTGACTGGTAAAAGCCCACCTCGGCATCAAAGCCACGCCTGGCTCGCCCGTAGTCCCGGTGCACTTGGGTACGGTGTTGATCGCAGTAGCCCGGTTTGTCCAGCACCAACGCACAGGCGGGATGTCGGCAGGGTGTTGGAGCACTGCGGGGCATGGCGGCTTGTTATTGGCTTATTGCCAACTCTTTCAAAAAACCAATCGCAAATGATGCAGATAAAGCTTGGCTTCACTGGGAATCAGAGCGTTCATAGGAACGTCATCAACAACCCAAGGAGCTTTGCAAATGACCTACACCACACAGTTCACCGTCGATGAGGTCGGGTTCATCCAGATCGCACTAACCAAGGTGCTGGCAGCCGCCGCACGCGGCGAACTTGACCTCAACCTGCTGGCCCGCGAGGAGCTGGCCTCACGCGGCCTTAACACACAAGGCGAGTGGGTCGGCTTTGACCGCGCTCGCCAGATTCACAAGGTGGGGGGAGCCAAGTGATGGACGCCAAAACATTGGAGCGTCTGCTCAACCAAATCGCCGCAGAACATCTGCACATCGACACGCTGGCAACACGCAACAGCGACCGACTGGACTTTCATGAAGTCAGCGTCTGGGGCCTCAAAGAAGCCCTGCAAGCCGCATTCACGGCTGGCCAGCAATCCAAACAAACAACTCAACCAAACTGATGTCGGAGATCAACATGAAACTCACACCCAGCCAAACCTTGCTTCTCAACGCTGCAGGCAGCCATCCTCAGCATGTGTTGACCGACTTCCCGCCCAACCTCAAAGGTGGTGCGTTGATCAAGGTGCTGACCAGCCTTGGCAATGAAGGCCTGATCCGCCCGCACAGCAAAGGCGCTGCGGGTTCAACCCGCTTTGCCCTCACCACCGCAGGGTTGAAGGCCATTGGCATTGAGCCACCGGTCAAATCCAAACGCGAAGGTAGCAAGCAGTCGGTGCTCATCGATCTGATGAAGCGCCCAGAAGGTGCAACCCTTCCGCAAATGGTGGAGGCCACAGGCTGGCAAGCGCACACGGTGCGCGGATGCATGGCCGGGACTTTGAAAAAGAAACTGGGCCTGACCATCGACTCCGTCAAGGAGAGCGGTGGTGAGCGGGTCTACAGGGTCTCACCCTCCAGCTCGCTCCCCACAACATCAAAAACAGACTGACCTTGCGGCGCAAGATCTGAAAACACAGAGCCATCCGATTCACGGGTGGCTTTCTGTCCTGTGAAGTCCTCCCAGCGCTTGACGATCACGTCCACATACTTGGGATCCATCTCCATGAGTCGTGCCTGTCGATTGGTTTTTTCGCAGGCAATAAGCGTGGTGCCAGAGCCGCCAAACAAGTCGATCACGATGTCACGCGTCTTCGATGAGTTCTTAATGGCACGCTCTACCAACTCCACCGGTTTCATCGTCGGGTGCAGGTCGTTCACGCGAGGCTTGTTGTAATTCCAAATGTCTGACTGGTCGCGGTCGCCGCACCAGAAGTGTTTAGCCCCGTCCTTCCATCCGTAAAGGATGGGCTCGTACTGGCGCTGGTAGTCGGCGCGACCGAGTGTGAAAGTGTTCTTGGCCCAGATCACAAATGTCGACCACTTGCCACCCGCATCAAGCCAGGCTTTTTGCAGTGTGTGCAACTCGGATGAGCTCATGCACACGTAGCAGGCACCTTTGGTGACTACCAACAAGTTGACACAGGCGTCATAAAGGAACTTGTAGAACCCGTCACCGAGCGCATCGTTCATGATGCGGCGGTCCTTGCCGCGCATCTTGTCTTTGGCGTTGTTGCCGTAGTCCACGTTGTAGGGTGGATCAGTGAACGCCATGTCGGCGAGTTGACCGTTCATGAGGCGCTCGACATCTGAGAGCACTGTGGAGTCACCACACAGCAAACGGTGCTGACCCAAGACCCACACATCACCTGTTTTGGAAACAGGTTCGGCTGGCAATTCGGGGACTGCATCGTCCTCGGTCAGGCCCGTGGTGTCGCCGTCGCCATTGAGCAAACGCTCGAGTTCTTCGTCACCAAAGCCCATCAACTCCAGATTGAAGTCAGCCTCATCGAGTTCGGCAATCTCAAGCTTGAGCAACTCTTCGTCCCAGCCAGCGTTTGCAGCGATGCGGTTGTCGGCCAGGATGTAGGCTTTCTTTTGAATTGCAGTGAGGTGGCCCAGCTCAATCACGGGCACTTGTGTCAGTGCAAGTTTGCGCGCAGCAGCCAAGCGGCCATGCCCTGCGATCACGCCTTTTTCGCCGTCTGTCAGGATGGGATTGGTAAAACCAAACTCGGAGATGGATGCGGCAATTTGTGCCACCTGGTCTTCGCTGTGGGTGCGGGCGTTTCGCGCATACGGGATGAGCGAATCCACCGGGACCATTCGGATCTCGGGTGTCATTGGCAAGCTTTCGGGTTGGAGCGCAGCGTGTAAGTCGACCGGTAGCGGGTACTTGCAAGCGCGATAGATGTGAGAGGTGAAGACCCAAACAAAACGCCCACAAGGCGTAAACCGTGTGGGCGTAATTTGAGTGATTAGCAGAATGCTACCTCTTCGATATATACCGCGTCAATAGGTTATTTGATGATTTATCGCGAGTACCCGTAATGCACCGCCAACACCCCCAAAGCGCCAACCAAAATACCCTTGGCTTCATATTGATTGAGTGATCGTCCGTTCCACCCTTCTTGGGCAGACCACTCCTTCACGCTTTGTCCCAAACCGGCCACGTGCCAGACAGCGCAACCACCGGGGCTGCTGATACCGCCCACCGCATCGAGCGCCTCACCTAACCGCTTTCTGGCCCAAGCACAGCGCTCAGTCATCGTGTCCTGCCAATGACCGCCAGGAATGCGATCAAGCGGTGGAGAGCCCGCTGAACTTAGCTGAGCAAAGACAAATGTGCGAGAGAAGTCCTGACCCGCATCGTGCATCTGTGCCGTGATCGCGCCGTTGCGCATCAAAAGACCGAGCGAGTCGACAGTCCGAAAATGCTCGGTGCGAAAGCTGGTGCCTTCCTCCGCCTCACTGATCCACTCACCAACCCGACCGCCGGGCAGACTTACCAAAGTGCCATGGGTCAATGGCTGTGCAACTTGCTTTTTAGCCATGGCGCACCTCCTTGCTCAAGGCGGGATCCGTACCCTGCGCCAGCGCCCAGTGCAAGAGCGCAAGAGCATCCGCCTCGTTGTCGTCGGTGACCGGGTGGCCCAGCGCTTTCATGGCCGCAATCACCTCGGCCTTGCCCGCGTTGCCCTTGCCAGTGGCATGGCGTTTGATGGTGCCCACAGGCACACCTTGGTACGGTATCTGGTGACGCTCACACCATGCGGTCAGCGTGGCCAGCAAGCCGCCGTAAACGTGCGCCGCATCTACGCCAAGGTGACAACGCACCTCTTCAAAGTAAACGGCTCCAATGGCCGCTGAATCGGTTGGTGCGTCACTCTCTGAGCCACTCAAGGCGAGCATGTCATCGAGCCAACGTCCAAAGCGCAGATAGCGCATGCCACCGCCTTCAAAGCGCTGGGACTTGAAGCTCACGAAGCCATGCGCCACAGGACCGTTTGCCGAGCGCAGCGCCCAGCCGGTGGTCGTGCCCAGGTCAAGAGCCAGGATGACGAGGCGTGGGGTTGGTTTGTTATTCATCAGGGATTTCCTCCAAGGGTTCGTACAAGTTTTCTTGTGCGACCTGGAGGAGCACTGGCACCAAAGCCGTGTCAGGGCGGGTGCGGCTCCCTCATGTCTGTCATTTCCGATTTGTTCAATCGGATGCGGTTATCAGGGCTTGCAAAAAGTCGTCAACAGATGACGGGGCTTATTTCAATACTTCATCTTTCAAAGGTGGAGTCCGGGTCTGGTGGGGTACTTATTTCAATACTTCTTCTCAGTAGTGTCCCAACGTTTTCACATCAGGGCTTCGTAAGTTAATGATTTACCTTGGTTTTTTGGCATCTCAGTCTGGTCTCGATTTGAACTTCGATTCCATGACTTATGGTCTTTTGCGTTCGCACGCAAAGGACCGCAATGAACCAAGGCAAGCTTGTTTTCTCTCAACTCATGGCCTTCTTGCCGCTGAGCACGTTTCGCCGCTGCGTTGCCAAGCACCGAGGCGATCACAAAGTTCAAGACTTCACCTGCATGGACCAGTTCTTGACCATGGCCTTTGCTCAGTTGACCTACCGCGAGTCTTTGCGCGACATCGAGGTCAATTTGCGTGCCCAAGCCAAGCGGCTGTATCACATGGGTCTGCGCTGCAAGACAGTTTCTCGCAACACCTTGTCCAACGCCAATGCAACCC